GTCAAGCGATCGAAATGAATGATCGCTACCAATATATGATGCTTACAGCGTCATTAGGCAAGGGCTGGGTGCCAAAATGGAGGCATGTTAAGGATAATGAATTCCTTGAAAAGCCTACGATGATCCGGGATCCGGAGCAAGTCAGCCACCATTTGAAGTTGGACAATGACAACGAATATATCCGCTTTAAGACACGAGCTAACAAGGGTTCTGGCCCAGATCAACCAGCAAATCCAAGTGGTGTTGGTCAGACTGAGATCCATCAGGGTATTGAAGCTCGCGACGGGCGAAATGGTGACGGGCCTTGGACGGAAATTGTTGATTGTCAGAATCGTGGGATGTGGTTCTCCAAGCAAGAAGGGCTTGGTATTTGGAGAGCACGTAAAAAGAGGAAGATGTATCAGTGGCTCGACGAGGGAGGCCGCAAGATAGTCATTTATAATAATGAGGTTTCTGGGGCTATTGAGATTTATGCTGATCAGCGGGTAAATGTGATTACCAGTGGTAGTATTAATTTGCAGGCGGAACAGCATATTAATATGCGGGCTGCTCGTACCATTCGTTTACAGGCTGCTGGTACCAAACTTACTTTATCTGATGGAAATATTCAAACTAACGCGACTTTCCGTGGTCCTAGAATTAAGGCATACATCGAAGATGTGATGCCCGGCCCTGGTGGCGGAATTCCAGATTCTGGTGGTATCGCGGTTGAAAAAGTATTGCGTCCTTCATTACCGCTTAAGTTAGAGCCTACAGATAGAGCTAAGACATATAATAAGCCATTTGAGAAAGCAAAGCCGGTCGAATGATCATAAAATATCCAACAGGCTTGTATTCTGATGTTCTGCCGAAGGAACCGCAAGACGGGGGGAATGTTACATTCACGATTAGTAATAGTCCTCCGCCGCGAACGGACTTGGTTTTCCCGAAGATTCCGCCCGGTGTTGTTGATAGGCAGCGAGCCCCACGTGATTTTAGCACTCTACAGCGACGAGATGTTATAGGCGATCTTGCATTCACTGTTTCGCAGTCGAGAAGAGATATAGAGGGTAGTGATGACAAGGTGTTTGAGACTGGCCAAGTCTTAGAATTCTCTGATGCTCCGTTAAAATCGCTTGATCCGATGTTTGTTGGTCAAAAGACAATAATCCAACATGATGTTATTAGGATTAATTATGAGCCGCTTGGTGTTGATAGTGAAGATCAACAGCTTATTTCAGATGCTTCGTTGGTCGCACACCAGAGTTTGTCTGATAAATTAAATGTGGTTAGACAGCAGCGGAAAAATGCAGAACAGGTTGTAACTGCAAATCAAAAAATTATTAATGATTCGAGTCGTACGATTGATGCATTAGTGGTTATTCAAGATCAATCCCCCTCCACAAGTGGTGGTATGGACGAGCTGATCTTGAAGTTAGAAGAAAAGAAAAGCGAAGCATTTGCCGCACGCGATCAAGCCTCTAATGCTGCAAATGCTTTGGCCACAGAGGCTTCTAGGCTACAAGATGAATTGCGTACTGTTTCCACAGTACTGACATAAAAGAGATAATATGACAGCAACATACTTTGGCTGGAACCCGCCTTTCATCGGAGGGGCGCAGAATATTTTGTCTCGGCAGGAGGATGATCGTCTTATCAAGAATGATATTCTGCAGACATTGATGACTGTGCCGGGTGAACGTGTTATGCGTCCCGAATTTGGTGTTAATCTTCGGAATTTCGTTTTTGAACCGATGACGGAGCAGGATTTATCGAGTCTGAGAGAAGAAATTAGGGATAAAGTTGCTAACGATCCACGGATTATTGTTAGATCGGTTAATTTGGAAAGAGACGATGATAATAATCGGTTGAATATTAAAATCATTGTTGTTATGAGAAAAGACCCCAAACGTCGTTTAACTATCGAGCAATCTCTTGATGTAGCGGCTAGTTCATAATTTGAGAGTGTAAAATGTCAAACGAAAACCAAACGCTGTTTGATTTACCGACTACTCCGGAGACAATCGGTGTTGTCCTTCCACCAGCTAAATTAAGACGTTTAGATTTCAGCGGTCTTGATTATACTACTGCACGACGTGCGATTATTGAGTATATTAAGACCTACTTTCCAGATCAATTCAATGATTTTGTGGCCAGCAACGGAATTATGATGCTCACCGAAATTGTTGCAGCTACTGTGGCCAAGCTTTCATTGCGTGGTGATATTCTTGCAAATGAGGCGACATTACCGACCGCACAAACTGAGCAGGCTGTTATCAACCATTTGGCACTTATCAACCAGCGGATTCGTCGCCAAACCCCGGCTGTGGTGGATATCGAAGTGTCTGTTGATCTCCCGGTTAGCACCGATATTGAAGTTACGGCTGGCTCAACTTTTACTTTGACTGATGGTCCAGATGGTCAACAAATTGTGTATGAGGTGTTTAGAGCACCGGACGATTGGACAAGTAAGATTATCATTCCAGCTAGTAAACGTGGCGTGACCGCTTGGGGTGTTGAGGGACAATTTGTAAGTCCCGTTATAGTGACTAGTGCTGGTGGGTCAAATCAGGTTTTTGAAATAACAGAGCCGAATATCCTGGAAAGCCCAATTTTTGTAACGATCACGGTTGGGAATTCTTCAGAAGAGTGGACAGTTATTACTGAGCCGATTGAACGTTTTGGTCCGAATGATAAAGTAGTGGAGGTGAACTTCTTCGAGAATATCGCGGTATTCAGGTTTGGCGATGACTTGACCGGTCAGGCCCCTCAGTCTGGTGCTGAAATCTCGTTTAGGTTTAGAGCCGGTGGTGGTATTAGGGGTAGAATTGGTGTTGGTCAGATTGATTCTCAACTTCAGATGTCACCAAATGCACCAGCCAATGCGGCTGTCTCCGTTCGCTTTCGTAACATTTCGCCGTCAAATGGGGGCACAGACCGCGAGACAATCGAACAAGCCAAGAAAAGGGCTCCGAGAGACTTTGCGACACAAAAGAGCATCGTTACCGCCGACGACTACGCCCAAGCGGCCAGCACTTTTACTCATCCGGTGTTTGGGGCTATTAGTAAGGCCGTTGCTACACTTCGGTCTGGGTTAAATGCTAATTTGGTCGAAATCTATGCTTTGGCTGTTGGTCCGGATGATATTCCTACTGCTCCGAATGCTGGGCTTAAGACTGGTCTTGAGACTTATTTCAGCAATCTAAACGTTCTTACTGATCACGTTTCTGTGCTAGATGGTCAAATTAGGCCAGTAGATATCGAAATGACGGTAGTTGTACACAGAAATGTTGATGCATCTGTCATCAAGGATAAAGTTGAAACCGCTATTGACAATTTTTTCAATGTGTCTCGTTGGGATATGGGACAGGGACTATATGTTTCTAATATTATCGAAGTTGTTGAAGCGATTGATGGCGTGGCTTACGTTGATCTGTTTCAGCCTTCGGATAATATTCTTCCAAATGGTGATATAGATTCGGCTGAAAACACTGGTGTGAAGTTCAGCGAGTTAATCGTTGAAGGTAAACGCACCACTTCATACTACTATGAGAAACTTGGTGGTTAGAGTCAATGGGCGAATGGGTTCAAAAGTGCTGGGGTAAAACGAAGGAATTAGTTAACAGTCCGTTTTATTCTAAGTATGAACTGCAAATCGTGGCCAATAGTTTTTGCTCAATGCATTTTCATAAAGAGCGTGCAAACAGGTTCATAGTAGTTTCCGGCTTGGTCGAAGTCATCGAAATGTTTGGGCCGACAGTCAAGAAGACACTTCTTGGCCCAGATAATACCTATGATGTGGCGTCTTTGGTTCCACATATGTTTGTGGTTTATAAAGATGGGGTGATGATTGAAGAGTATTTTGCGGATAGAGGCGGTGAGGTTAGAAGGAATGATATCACAAGGATAGTGGAAGGCGGCAAAACGGAGGACTTAGCTGGTCTTCCGTTTTCTATACTACAAAATTATGGGATTCAGAGACAAAATAATTCGGATTTGGATGATCTGCTATGATGGTAATGCTGATCGGATTTACAGCTTCACAGATTTTGATAAGATGGTTGCCTCTGTGGAGGGGTCGGTTCGTGGGTACTATGGTGATGAAAGCCCAGATCTTGATAAGGCTTGTAAACAGGTCATCACCAGAATGCATGAATTACGCCATGCGCCATGCATACCCATGATGTTTGAAAATCTGAAGGTTATTGTGTACAATTGGGAAATTGATGCATCTAATCCTATCCACAAAACTCTCTCAGATTGCCACGAAAACGCTGACGACGATCTTAAACGCAAGATCGAAATTCTTTTTGATGAGTCGGTTCACTAGTGTGGCTCTGTGTCGAGATCGGCAAAGAGTTCTGTTTTGATTTGCCGCAAGATCTCGGCCATTAGGCTGGCTGCGTCTACTATGTGGCCAGCCTTATAAAAGACCATCGGCTGTTTAAAATCTGGGTGTTTTGCCACGGCGATAGCCACTTCTACCCCCTCTTTCTCACATGCTTCGCCAAATCCATTCATCAGAGTTTGAAATGTCTCTTCAAACATGTCTTGGCGACGGTTTTCTTGGCTGTCGCTGTTTTCGTCTTCAAGATCGTTTTCGGAATTTTTCTGGATCATATCGTTTTCGAGGGGTTCACTATTGTCAGGCATTGCTTCTCCTTGTATTAAGAACCGCATGAACATTCTAGAGCTATCAGATGATAGAATCATGACGGTTTGGGACTGGTGTTCTGCGGCCTATCTACAACAAGGCATCAGACTGAAGTTCCCTTCTAATACAGACCCAGTCAAGACTTACCAATGGCGTTATGTTCGCTCATTAACTCTGAAAATTTCAGAGTGGGATTTTGATGAAGATTTAGCCAAGCAATTTATTAGTATTGCTGTGCGACACTGCAAGGAAGCGGGCGTCTTACGGAAAGGATTGGCCGCTTTGCATCAGTCTAATCTTTTGCAGATATGCTATGATGAACTGCAGAAACAGGCGAATACCCACAAACAATGCACTGATTCGATTGAGCACATTCACAATTGGTTAACAGAACGATCACAAAGTAATTTGTTTGAAACACTTCTCTGTCGTCGGGATCCCGACGAACTCTGCAATCTTACACAATGGGTCCAGGCTTCCCGCATTTCTAGGCTGTACTTAGCATTGTCGAAGCCGTGTGGGAGAGCCTTAGCACGTCTTGCTAAGACCCACCCAGAGGAAAGGGAAATTCTCCCGAGAGCGACCATATTATATATGCTGCGATCTGAGTTTACTGAGGACACAGATAATATTATCAACATAAAACGGATTCTAGGCCCCGATTGGAGAGAATTGTGTCTATAGAACTAGCAAAAGCGAACGATACACACGAAGAAAGTATCACAGAGACTTACTTTGGTCATATACGGCATACTAACGGCGATATTCAGTTCAAATTGGATGCCCTGTTTTTATCTACGTATGCCAACAAAAAACCCAATTTCGGGTTTAATGGTATGGGCGAATTTGTCTTCTATCGCACATATTCTCGCCTGAAAGAAGACGGTACCAAAGAAAGCTTTCTTGACACCCTGCGACGGGTAGTTGAAGGTTGCTACGAGATCCAACGCCGCCATTGCCGAAAGATCCACATCCCGTGGGACTATGATAAGGCACAAATATCCGCCCAGGAAATGTTCCAACGCATGTGGGAATTCAAATTTCTCCCGCCCGGACGCGGCATGTGGATGATGGGTACGAAGTTCATGTGGGAACGTGGAAGTGCGGCTCTTTGCAACTGTGGCTTTGTCTCCACCGACGACGAAATTGAAGCTGATCCCGCCGAGCCATTTTGCTTCCTGATGGACATGTCTATGTTGGGAGTTGGGGTTGGGTTTGACACAAAAGGTGCCGGGAAAATCCAAATTAAAGCACCAGATAAGAAGCACAACCGCTATTTAATCGACGACTCCCGTGAAGGTTGGGTTGACTCGATGCGAGTGCTCATCTGGTCCTATACCAAAAAGCCCCAAATTGGTAATATCCAATTCGATTATAGCAGCATCAGAAAACCCGGCAGTATTATTAAAGGGTTTGGTGGCAAAGCCTCAGGTCCATCAAT